TTTTATCGATATCAATTACATCTGCAGGTACGTCCCCTTTAAAACTAGAATATGCGTTAAATTCTGGTCTCTCTAATTGTGCTTGAGGTGTATGATTATGAACACATCTTGCTATCATTTTATATAATTTAAAGTCTGGATATCTATCTACTCCAGTTCCTTTGTATAACATATTTACTCCTTTATCATCTAAACACCATTCAACTATTAAACGTTTAACAGGATCAGTACATTTACTTAAATCCTTAACATCATCAAAATCCTCAACTACATAATCAAATATTGAACAAGCAAGACGACATAGATCAAAGCTATAATTTGGTTCCAATCTAGGTTTCTTCTCATTTAAGTAGGGTTCGGTATTATATTGTGTAGCAGCATCACCACCTACTTGAAAACTATCACTACAGAAAAGTTTACCGTTGAATTTATATATACTTCTTCCAAAATCAATAATTTTGAATATACGACCAAATGTAGGTACCTTATAGTACTTCTTTTTATAACAATAATAAATGAACTTTTTATCAGTATCATTATACATAACATTATTTGTATGTAAATCATTGTGTGTGAAGTTAAATGCTTTTTGATATGTAATTAAAATCATAATAATCTGCATGAATGTTGAATACCATTCTTCTTTTGTTAAATCACTTGTTAAAATTAAATCATCTAATGTATTTTCGCAAAATTCCATTCCAATAACTTGAACTGGAAACTTTGGAATAGTTACATCTATTCTCTCTTCTTCAAAAGAATCATCATCAGATTCATCACCCCCAGATTCATCGTCCTCAGATTCATTATCACCGGATTCATCATTATTTTCAGGTTTGTCACTATCTAAATTTTCAATTTCTCCGCAATCATCACAATCTTCTTCTTGTTCTTCATTATCAGTATATGATGAACGGGATGAACAAGTTGAGTTAGATTTTAATGTAACATTTTGATCTGTTTCTTTTTGTTCCAAAAGATTAGTATTTGTTAAATCAACTAAATCAGACAGTAAAACAGAGGATAAGTCAGATGATAAGTCAGACATATTTACAATATTTTCATCAAATACATCTTCAAACATTTCATTATCAAAAGATTTAATTGATATTTGTGATTTGGCGCTTGAGTTATGCTGAATTGTAATAGGTTTTAGTTTTTGGTTTTCATCTTGAAATAAATGATCATAATCATCAATTTTAAATAATACATTTTTATTTTTATTAAAGTATTCAGAACCATTTAAATAATCAATATCGTCAAAAACATTTAAAATAAAGTTGTTTTTAATACCCAAAAATGATCCATAATAATCAACACCATGTGTAAAACTATGTGTATAATTTAAGTTACTTGATAAGTATACAAACATACCATCAACATATGCTGAATTATTTTGATCAATAAATTTTGAATGGCAATCTAATTCAGTTGAATTGATTTTTGGTAAGGCGAATAGTTTTTCATCATTTATATTATATTTTCCAATTAAATATTTAAATGGATCTAATAAAGGAGCCATCTTAAAAAAGACATCTTTATCTTTTACTTTGTTATTTTGTGTATTTTTAAGCCTACAATTAAATAAATTAAAGTCATCTTCACCTCCATCATTAACATTTGAAATATACCATTTGTTATTTAAATTAATACTATTATAGTTACTATCATTTAAGGTGAAAAATTTATTATAAATAGGTATATAGTTTTGCGCATTTGAGAGAAAAAGTGTTTCCGATTTCTCTAAACATTTAAAAAGTTCAAGGTTTTTCCTTTTTTGATAGTTCACGTTTATCATTCTTTAGCTAATTAATATATAAATTATATGTATTTTTAACTTATTATAAATGCTAATATATTTAACGTTTAGCTTTGTTGCGTAAAAATCTTTAAAAAATAATTTATATTTTAAATAGTAATGACTTTAGAACTAAGGAAATTTGACATGAAAAGTATAAGCTTTAAACCGAATGAAAATAAAGGACCAGTTGTAGTTTTAATTGGAAAGAGAGATACAGGTAAGTCTTTCTTGGTAAGAGATTTACTTTTTTATCAACAAGAAATTCCAATTGGAACAGTTATTTCTGGAACAGAAGAAGGTAACGGGTTTTATGCTAGTATGGTACCAAAATTATTCGTACATAATGAATATAATACGGCTATTATTGAAAATATTTTAAAAAGACAACGTACTGTTTTGAAGCAAATAAAAAAAGAAATGGAAACATATAAACGCAGTACTATTGATCCTAGAGCATTCGTGATTTTGGATGATTGTTTATATGATGCTACATGGACTCGCGATAAAATGATGCGATTGCTTTTTATGAACGGGAGACATTGGAAGGTCATGTTAGTCATCACAATGCAATATCCTCTTGGTATTCCTCCCACATTGAGAACCAACATCGATTATGTTTTTATTCTTCGAGAAAATTACATTGCGAATAGAAAGCGTATTTATGAAAATTATGCTGGTATGTTTCCAACATTTGAAAGCTTTTGTCAGGTCATGGATCAATGTACTGAAAATTACGAATGTTTAGTCATTAATAACAACTCGAAATCAAACAAATTACATGACCAAGTATTTTGGTATAAAGCTGATAGTCATGGTGAATTCAGATTAGGCTCAAAAGAATTTTGGGAATTGTCCAAAAATCTTAAGGATGAGGATGAAGATGAAGCATATGACCCTAATAAGGCTAAAAAAAGAGGTGCTGGTCCAAAGATTAGCGTCAAAAAAGCAAATAAATGGTAATTTATATAATAAAAAAATTGAAATTGTATTTTATACTTATAAGTTAAGTATAAAATTAAATACTGTTTATTTCCAAAATAATGTCCAAATTTGACGCATCTAATTCTAATATACCAGTAGAAGTAGATTCATTAGAACTCTACGAATGGCCTATAGATTCTTTACCTGATTTTATAACAGAATCTAGTTTATTTATTATGACACAAGATATTTGTCCTGGAGAGACAGTGTTTCCATTTTTGACAAGTAAGATGGTACTGACACTTGATATTCATTCACATGAAGATCTTGAAAAGTTAATTGAAGCAGAACAAATGTTTGGCTTCACATCCAAAACACAAAAACAAATATTAAAAAATGTGTATAACTTCTGGTTAGATGACCCTAGTTCATCACAACTTCAATTACCAATCAAAGATTTCTCTCATTTCGGTAACCAAGTTCGAGTGTTATTATCAGATTCAGATGCAATTATACCAATTACTTGTTTCAAATGTAACTATCTAGAATTGTTTGATTATATATTAGAGAGAGATGGTTTACATACTGTTGATAGCGGTCGTTTTCCTGACTATACATTACCGTATTATGGTGTCGCTAACAATCACATTGAGATTGTAAGACGTGGTCTTGAAGTTGGTGTTTCGGTAGCAAAAGATTGTATTGACTCTTCCATAAAAGAGAAGAACTTAGAAATGTTTAAATTGCTGCGTGAATATAAGGTTAAATATACAGCTAATACGCTTGAATTAGCAGCATCATTAGGCCTCCCTGAAATGTACGAATACTTCTTAAAGGTGGCAATAAATAATAATATGATGAAAAAATTTCTAGTAGAATCATTGAAAAATAAGTATAACCTTGAATTCTTATTACACCGAAGTGGAACAGACCTCACAACCTTCGGTATAAATGGAGAAGAAATATTAATAACATGTTTAAAAGAAGCGTATAGCGTAGAAATAATACAAATGGTTGATATGTATTTTACTAAGCAAAGCAAACAGACAAGTGATGGTATAACATTATTAAATAAAATTCAAGAGAGAGCAATCTATAGTAATATAGTAGAAAAAGTTATTAACAAAGATGATTTGGAGTTATTTACATATTTACAAAGTAAGGGTTTCTTGATTAATGAAAACTTGATTAATTATGCGAGTCAAGCTTATAAGCCAAAAAGGTTAACACCTGGATATTTGAAAAGACAACTAGCTGAGCAGAATGTTGCTATACAAAGAAAGATACATGAAGAGGAGAATACACTCAAACTTCAGATTGATTAAGAATAAACTGATTAACAATCATCAAAAGAAATGGTAACAGGATATTTAATATAACAATAGTCCCTCCAATTTGTATTTGGATTATTAAGTTCACACCAATCAAAAAGTATTTTTCCATTTGATGCTTTTATTGGTAATCTTTCCCATAAATTATATTTAAAGATAAATAATATGTTCATTATTCCCATTTCATTTGTTTTACAAAAGGTATATTTATTCATAGCTTCAATTAACTGATGTTTATCACATAATTTTAATATATTTGTATCATAAATCCATATACAATTTAACATATAATTTGATTTTACAATTTCTTCTCCAAATTCTGTTTTAAAAGTTTGAATCAAATC